GAATCAGTGAGACGACAAACCAAAAATATAAGATCTTCAGGGACGGAGAACTTCTACGCTTCCATTATTTCACAAGCGATGGGATACTTCAGGGAGCAAAGATAAAGACTAAACAAAAGGATTTTTATTATGAAGGTAATAGTACCGATACTTTGTTTGGTCAGCATTTGTTTCCTAGTAGTGGCAAACGCATCATTGTTTATGAAGGTGAATTAGACGCTGCCTCTGGTTATGAGGCAATGACAGGTTGGCCACACGTATCACTCCCACATGGAGCTGCATCAGCCAAGAAAGATATACAAAAACAATACGATTTATTCCAAGGATATGCGGAAATTGTTCTCTTCTTTGATGGAGATGAGGCTGGAAGAAAAGCAGCGGAGGATGCTGCATCAGTACTACCACCTGGGAAGGTCAAAATTGCAAGGCTCGAATCCTATAAAGATGCTTCAGAAGCTTTGCAAGCGAATGACTCAGAAGCAATAAGAAAGGCTATATGGGATGCGAAGCCATATCAACCTGACGGAATCATAGATGCTAAAACTCTATTGAAAGAAGTCACCACCCCACAGAAAGAATCAGATCATGACTACCCATACGAAGGACTCAACAAGAAATTACGAGGGATCAGGTATGGATCACTTGTCACATTTACTAGCGGCACTGGTCAAGGAAAATCAACCATCACCCGTGAAATTGCAACTCACTTGCTCAACAAAGGGGAACGGGTTGGATTCTTGGACCTTGAGGCAAGTAATAGACAGACAGCTTTAGGTCTCATGTCTACAGCTGTAGGCAAACCATTACATATAGGTGAACACAGTGAGCAAGAACTCAAAGAGCATTTTCATAATACCATTGCTAATTGGAATCTCTACATGTTTGATGGCTTTGGTTCTTTTGATCCAGACTTGGTTTACAATAGGATCGAATACCTTGCCAGTGGATTGGAGTGTCGTGTTGTATTCTTAGATCACCTTAGTATATTATTGAGTGGTCTTGATGGAGACGAACGACGTATGATTGACCAAACAATGACTAGGTTAAGAAGTTTAGTTGAACGTACAGGTATAACTTTATTTCTAGTTAGTCACTTAAGAAGATCTAGTAATGATAGAAAATCACATGAAGAAGGAGGTCGCGTATCCTTGTCGCAGCTTAGGGGATCTCATAGTATTTCTCAAATATCAGATGCGGTCATTGGACTTGAACGGGACCAACAGTCCACAGAGGGAGGAAGCGATACAACTCTTAGAGTCCTTAAAAACCGTTATTCAGGCGAGACAGGTATAGCCTGTACTTTGACTTATGATTTATCCAACTGCCGATTTAGTGAGAATGAAACTACGGAACCATCCTTTCTACGTGGAACCAGCAAAACCACGGATTTTTGAAGAAAGTGAATATGAGCATCCTTGGTACAAACAATCTAAGGAAGCACCAAAATTGAATAAACCAGAGCCACCTAGCGAGGCGGCAAAAAAGAAAGCCAAGTTTGTAGACAAAACATATAAGTGGACAAAGAAATGACACTTGTATTTGACCTTGAAACAAATGGTCTTCTACATGATTTAACACGTATCCACTGTTTAGCAATATACGACTCTGAAACTGATGAAGTAGAGACATTTAACGATGAAAAAAATAACAAATACTCAATCACTGAAGGGATTTCAAAACTCATGGTGGCAGATACAATCGTCGGCCATAATATTATTGGGTTCGATATCCCAGCTATTAGCAAACTCTATCACTATTTCTCTACCCCTGCTCGTGTTGTTGACACTCTTCTTCTATCACGTTTATACCACCCAAATATCTATGACATAGACCATAAACATAAGTGGAGACATATGCCACTACAGCTTTATGGAAGACATTCACTTGAATCTTATGGCTACAGATTAGGTGAATATAAAGGTGAGTTTGGTAAGACGAGTGACTGGTCCGAGTGGAGTCAAGAGATGGAGGATTACTGCGCTCAGGACGTTGTAGTAACTAAAAAATTATGCGACCACTTTCACCCTTACCTGACTGGGTTGCGTTAGAGCACTCAGTTTCAGAAATACTTACACAACAGGAATTACATGG